CCCTAAAATAGATATCAGTGTCCCACTCGTCACAATGATATTTCTGTAGTTCACCACCGATCGCTGATTGGTAGTGTTTTGAGATCTTGTCTGTAATTGACATTATCTTATTCTCCTTCTCGTTGTTGTAAGGACTTCCCGTGCGGCTGGTCGTGTCATACCACGCGGTGCCTGTTTCGAATATCCCTCATCTAGACGCGAGATGTATGGAACCTGGTTCCTGACCTCGTAAGCGAATTGCCTCTGCTTCTTCAGTCTCCATCCACGTTTAGCACGACCACTCTTGACCGGTGTCTTGTCCTTGACAAGATCAAAGTAGTCCTGGGATATCAGGCGAACGGTTTGATCTAATTCCCTATTGAGATCAGCCGCCACCTTTGTGCCGTTAAATTGGATCGTCACGCTCAGCATTATAGATCTGTGCTTGTCAACGCTCCATCACCTTGGAATTGGATCGTGGCCTCGGTCATGCCGTCGAAATTGGCAGTGATCGAGTGACCAGTTATGATTACATTTCCAGATAGTTTCACACCAGTTGTCTCACCTGATGGGTATAGTTCAATCGCAGTTGAACCGTTTGCTCCGCCGATGGCATCGAACAATTGAACTTGTCCTTCGTTGTCATCCCTGAAGAATACGTCCATAGTGCCAGAGAACTGTTTTAGTCCTGGTAGGTAAGTCCTAGCTCCTGTCCCCATCACAGTAGATTCGATGGTCTGTGTTTCTTGATCGATCGTGAATGATCTCACACTCGCCACTGCCACTACCGCGGAAGCATCACCAGAGAACTTAACAACACCAGATTCGCCTGTGTATGTCGCTGTATTAGTCGCCATTTGTTGTCTCCTCTTTGTTTAGATCGGTCGGACCTGACTGATCTTGTCCATCCTCTTGGCTCACTTCGGGACTTTTGGTCCTTCTGGGCCTTAAGGTGGTTTTGGTTGTTGTAGTAGAGGGTTCGTAGGTCCAACCCCCATCCAATCGTGCCTGGACGTCCATTCCACGCACCATTATTGAATTCTTTCCTTTATACATCTTGACCGCCATTATAGAACTCCTTTCCTGTATCTGTATAACACGTCAACCCTGATCACCACTTCGCCCAGTGGCAGTTCTCTCTCGATCACGTCCACGTTGGCCACCCTGGTTGTCACGTTGTGTATGTTGGCCGATGACAGGGTGATGTCCCTGTCCCTGGATATCTCCAGTGTCTCTTCCACACGCTCCACTATCTCGTTCCTGAGCGTGTCTATCTCCGTGCCCCTGACGTAGCATCTCAGTTCATACTGTATGGTGCCCTGTCTCAGGTCGGTTGATATGTCCTCCCTGGTCTCGTTTGACGTCACCACCAATATGGCCGGGAACTGCGTTATGGCCAGTTTGCTGACATCGAAGAAAACCCTAGACACCTTGCCTGGTGCTGGGTTGGTCATGTTCTCCAACTGTTCGACTATGTTGATTGCTATGTTCTCTCTCGCTGACATTATCTGATCAACCTACCCTTGTAAAATGATTGTTTCTCACTGTCTGTGTATGAGCCCGAGCTATCCAGGTCATAGTGGACCCCGTCCTTCAGTATAAGGTCAAACTCTTCATCGAATTTGTTCTTGTAGAAAGTCATCTGTTCCCTGAATGAGTCTCCGTCAGGTTCAAATGTTGAAAGTTTTGGATAGATGTAGTAGGCCAACACGTGATAAACTGCGGCCCTGGTGAACTGGTCAGAGTTCAGCCTGCTGGGTGATAGTTTTGGGCTACCTCCTAGCACGGATACGTCATATCTGGCGAATCCTGTGGTGGGCCACCATCTTACGTTGAGTAGTCTGATGATGTCATCGTATGTCTTTTCGTGTTCTGTTAGGAATTCCAAAATCCCATATTTCTTGATGTCGGGAACGTATTCCAATAGGTCTGTGTCGGTAGCGAATTGCGCCATGGTCAAAAGTCCTTCTTTTCGTTCTACAAGGTCCTTCCTTGTGATAGAGTTATTTATTGGATCTTTTCAATGAATTGTTTTTCCGAGATGACGGGCAATGGCACGTCAGGTGTTTGATCATTGACCACCCACACGGAATGGTGCTTGAATATGCTCTGCATCTTCTTCTTGCCGTGGTTGGTGTATTTCCTGGTGGCTCCCTTACCGTATATGTGATCGAAACTGCTGTGGTCTGTGAGTCCCCAGTCGCAACCCATGATGTAGATGTCACCTTGATAGTTGAATTCATTCACGGCCACCCAGCAGGCCAGTATGCCGGAGTTGGCACCACTCACTATGTGATTATCAACCAATCGCCATCCGTCTATCCTGGCGTCGGCCCTGGTGTAGTATCTGGTGTTGGGGTTGATCTTGAGTTGTTTGACCACTTCGATGTCGAACGCACAAACGGCGTCAACGGGCCTTATTGTTTCAATGTAGTTGCAACCTAGCTCAATAGGTTGTCGTGGCAGTGTGTCTGCTAGTTTGCTCTGTGATGGACCGTTGAACCAAATAAGCATATAAAAAGAAAGGGCCCGAAGGCCCTTTCCATAATCCTGGAGGAATCAAATCAATTAGTTGATTTGGTTGTCTCCTAACACTTTGATACCGTAAGAGTTGTGTAATACAGATACACCGTATCTTGTAGAAGCAACAACTTCTTCAGCTCTTAGTGAAGCATCTCTTTGAGTCTCGATGTTGATGTTTTGAGCAACTGCAAGACCTAATGCATCTCTTGAGAAGATACCGTTGGTCACGCCTGTCGCTGAATCTTCAACAACGTTTGAGCTTTCAAAGATGTCAATGCCGGCTATTCTGCCGATGTAGCCTTCTGACATCGCTTGGTTAACAACAGCAGAAGCATTTGGATTAACGAAAGTGTTAGTCAATGTTTTCTTGATGTTGTAGATCGCTTTTGGATTGAACACACCGAAGTATGGTCCTGGAACCGCATTCGCTTTCAATGTTGCGTATGCTTCGAACAGGTCTTTCACTTCTAGCTCGTCACCTGCCGCACCGATTTGTGATGTGAAAGATGAGAACAGGCCAGTTAAAGCTCTGTCGTGTCTTTTCGCAATTGCCTCACCAAATAACTTACCTAGGTCAGCAACAACGTTTGATACTGAATGGTTTCTAGCCATGTCAGTCAGTGTAGTCATGATACCTGCTTCAGTCAATGTGATGTTCGCAACACCAGTTGAGATCTCAGTGTTTGATAGGTCTGAGTTCTCACCGGCGTCAGATGCGATCGTGGAAACAGGGTAAAGTGGTATTTGCAAGACCTTCCCTGCGTTTGCTGGAACTGTGAATTGTTTCACAAGACCAGGCATGATTGAAGTCTCTGATGCAACGAACATCGCTTCTTGCACGATGGGTGCTATCAGATCATTCAAACTTGTAGTAGTTGTTTCATTAGCCATTTTGCTAATCTCCTTTTAGTTGTTAATTTGGAAGTCCTAGAAGCCTTGTTTCTTGCGATACTCGGCGTAGACCTTCCTGTGTTCTGGATTTGTCATGTCCAGTTTATTAACATCAACTTGGGAAACACCTTGTGTGCCAGTGTTTGATTTAGAACCACCTCCCGGTTGTCCCGCTGAAACGAAGTGTGGATTTGATTGTAAGAATTCTCCTACCAACCCATCTACCGTCAAGGGATCACCATTGTCAGTGTATCTCGTCTGACCCGTCTTGGGATCAATGACCTCAACCTCACCTGTCTCTGACATCTTGATGTTGTCCCTCACGAGCCTCGCGACCTGTTCTGGGTTCACCGCTTTCTTGGTCGATGCGGCATTTATCAATGCACCATCCACCTTGATCTTTGTCAGTTCAGATGTCAGTGTTGAAATCTTTGAATTGAACTTCTCTGCGTTCTCCTTCAACAGTTTCTCAAACTCTGACTTCTCCTTTGCTTGGGAGATCTTTAGTTCTTCCTCCTTCTGCATTAAAGTCTGGTATTTCTCAACGTCTATGCCCTCGAATCTCTTGGCCAGTTTGGCTTCGGCTTTTCTTCTTACTTCAGCCGCCACGGCATCGAGTTCCGCCTGCGTATAGACTTTCGCGGGTTGATTGTCCGCTGTAGCCTGGTTCGTGTTAGAGACTGTGTCAGCCGCCCCAGTGGCAGTCTGAACGTCTTGCGATGTTTGTTCTTGACTCATCGTAGTCCTCCTTTTGTTGTGCGTGGCAGGATATACCACAATGTGTTGATATTTATTAGTAAAACTGGTCAAACGAATCTATAGACCACTTCTCGTAGTATCCAGATTGTTTCAACTTTTTTTGTGCTTGTTTCAGTTTCGCCATATCCTGTATCATCACCAATGGCCGTCGGCCATAACTGAATGACACACCCTTATGTAGTCCGTCGTTGTCTGGGTGGTCATACATTATGGCGTAGTCAGGATTGTTCTTGTGTGCCCGCCTACACAGGTTGGCGAGTTTTCGTTCGGTTATCTCGTCAGTGAAATATAGGATGACAATGTCCAGGCCAAGGCTAACAAAAAGACCGCAACACTGATCAATCTGATCCAGCACATCTGTCTTCGCAGGCGTGATCTGTATCTTACGATCCTCAAGTGTTCTTTTCGCAAACGGACAGATTGCCGCTCCACTCGCCTTATGAGTTTTAGCAACAACCTGTCTAATCCACTTCTCAATGTCCTTACCTTCGTCTGCCACTTGGTTTACTAGGCTTCCTTCTACCGGATGACATCGGTTTCCTTCTACCGCTTCTCTTAGGTCCTGGCATCTTGGTCCTCCTTTTTCCTGTGCTTGGTTGGGAACTTCTCGGGTCTGCCCTCGTTCCTTGATGGAGCGTATAGGTCCAACAGTTCAACCCCCCTGGCGTGTGCCACTCGTTTCAACAGCACACAGGCCTTCCTGGCCCTGGCGGCGTTGGTCTTGCTGGGGTGCTTCATCAATTTGTCGTAGTGGGTGAAGTAGTCGAGGCACAACTGCTTCATCTGCCTGTGCCTGGCGGTCTCCTCTGGTAATCTGTATAGTTTCCTAATCATTGGTGGGTGTGAAATGTATGCTGTGCCAAGGTGCCGTGAGTCCGTGTGCGTTCTTGTATATCTCTCCGGTCTGGACTGATTGTGCGGCCATGAATGTCCTAGTGCCGTTGCCTGATCTCTTCTTCTGTATCACCTTACAGGGCCTCCACTCCTGACCTCTGGCGTAATATTTCTGGTGATGTGTCTGCTGTCCCTTGCGGGTCTTGATTCCTGCCATGGTCGGCCTCCATAATTTGTTATCAGGATCTCGACTGCCCTAGATCTCTCTCTGTAATTATCCCGATGACTGGTCCTGGTTGCCGCGGCCCTGTAGACTTCGCGTTGGTGCCAATGGAATCTATCCTTGTGATAGAACTGGTGTAGGTCATCGAAGTCATAATAACTGAGTGCGAATCTGCCTCGGATGTCACGCAATCTATCCGCCAACTGCTCGTGTTTGTGTTTTGGGAAAGCCTGTGAGTAGTAGAACTCCTTGTCGTGATATGGCGGATCAACATAGAACAGGGTGTCCTCTGAGTCCCATCTGTCTATCACGTCAATACAATCCTGTTGTGTGACTTCAGTTATGTTGGAGAGCCTGTCGATCACCTTAGGATCTCGAAGTTTCTTAATGATGGTGTCATACTTGGATGGATAGCGACCGTGGGTCTTGACATCAACGAAGTAGGGCACACATCGGGCGGACAGTGGTGTGCCCGCGAACACCTGCGTCTGTAGGTAGATGTATTTGAGTGCTAGATCAAAGTCAGGTGCCCGGAACACTGGTTGGTCCGTGAACAGTTCCCGCTGGTATTGGCGGAA